CCGGCAGCACCTAACGATCAAACATATTCACTTTATGATGGTGGAGCACCAAATTTCACAAACAATGGAACATCAATTGTTCAAGTAAGAGGAGCAGTTGGAAATCCAGCAGTTGATGATTTTTCCACTGCTGACAATCCTTTAATCATTACAGGAAATAAAGGCATTTTTCCAAATGATGGAGATTTTGAATGTATTATTAGACCACAAGAAGGTTATACACAACTTGACCAAAGTGAAGCATTAAGGGCATCTGGTGGTTTTGTTGATGAAACAGTTTATTCTCTTGGAGTTCCTACTAATAGATTAGGAACTTTCAATGTTGCTGTAGGAACACCAGCAACCAATGGTTGGCAATTAGAATTTATATATGACAATGGTGATGACCCTACATTTTGGGTTTATTTAGGAGATGGAGAATGGGGTGTTGATGATGGAGGTGGTGGTGCTTTGACAGCAACAAGAGAAAATTGTGATGATTTTTATTTCTATAATCCAACAAGAGGAGTTTGGGCAGATGCATTGAATGGAGGACGAGGAGCAGAAGTCGCAAATAATGGTTCTTTTTATATTCTTCAAGGTGGAGTTCCTTTCAGTGTTCCACCGGGAAATGTTGGAATGGGAAAAACAATTTCTGGATATGTTAGAAATTATTTATATAAAGGCAGAACTAATTATCCAGCAGATGTGAATGCTGATATATTGAAAACATCTCCAGATGGTTTTGACATTACAGTTACTTGTGAAGATACTGGAGCAGAAGATGGTGTTTTATTTTCACTTGGAAAAATGGTTCAAAATGCTGGAATAGAATTTCCAAATCCAAATTGGCGACAACCTTCAGCATTGGTTGCTGATTTTCAAGATTTAAATCCATTAACTGATTTCACTAGTCTTCCAGCAATTTCTGGTGTTACTCCTTCAAATTGGGCAGCTTATAATTATCCAGATGATCATATAAAAATAAGAGTTGCAATTTCAAAAGTTCTTAATATTCAAATATATCTATCACACGATACAGCAGGAGATAATGTTTTTATTGAAGAGCAATTTGTGAGAAGAACTGGTGACAGTAATGGATTTAATACAACTATAAAAGAGAAATTCTTTCCATTAAGACCAGTAATAGCAATTGGTCGTGGTAATCAATACTTTTCTTCAAGGTATATATTACAAGGTAAATTTGACACAACTGAAATTGTCAATCCAAATTTCCAAGTTGCTTCTTCGGCAATTACACTTCACAAAGGAGATCCTGTTGATTTAGCAGATGAAAGTGAAACCGTGATTACTTCACCAGCAACAGCAGTTCCAGCAAATGCTATGACTGTCAGTGCTTTGTACAAATTCGGTGAAATATTTGCTTCAGATGAAACTGGATCTCCCCCAGAAGGCGGTTTGAATGTTAATGATTTAACTCCATCTGGTTCAATAAATCCTGTATTAGGATTTAATAGATTATACAATTTTACATCTGGTCAAACAACAAATGGTGTTACATCAACAAGTAATCCAATAACAAATATTGCTGAACCAACATTGTCACTTGAACTTCCAGATTTTAACATAAAAGGTGCTAATGGTAATACTGGTGACAGTATGAGGGTAATTGCTGTTGTACCAAAAGAAGAACTTAATACAAATGAAAAAACTGGAACTCTTCACTATTATCCAACCTTTCCAATTATGATTGATTTAAATCTTCCACAAGAACAAATATTTTATGATCTTAATGCTATTTTAAGATTGCCTGATGGAAGAGTTGCAAATGATTTGATTAATCCAACAGAAATTACTTTATTGTTTAAGGAAGGAGAAGAAAGCAAACAAAGAAGAATGATGAAAGAACAAGCTCAAATGATTTCATCAGTTATGAGCAATAGGCAATCCGCAATGATTGGTGGAATTGGAAATGGAAATCCTTTAATCTAAAAAATAATATTTCTAATTAACATTTTATCTGGACACATTTGGCAATTATTCTTAGAGATTAGATTGCCAAATGTGTCCGCTTTTAAATACTACTAAACAATTTATAAATAATATGTTTAAAATCATTTAAAAAGAATATCTCATTATATTATATAATGCTAATTACAGAAAAAGATAAAATGAATTCATTTAAATTTGGAACATTAAAAACTATTAATGGACAACAAGTTTATGTTCCATTTAAAAAAGGAAAAGAAAAAATCTTTAATAATAATAAGAGTATGATTGAAACATTCTTAAAATTCCAATTAATTAAGGATAGTAAATGTCCATCTAATGAATGGAGCATTTCAGAAAATACTTCAAGAAAGAAAGCTTGGTCAAAGGAGAAAAAAGCAACATCATTTGGAGGAATTGGAATTCCTTGTGGAAAGGTCAATGGTTGTTTCGTGGTTGATTTAGACGATTACAAATGGACTGATGATCATCCATTTATTCAAAAATTTGGTAAAGGAGATTATCACAAAAAATTTGATACTTATGTTCAGCAATCTGGAGGTGGTGGTTGGCATTTGTTTTTTAAATATGATGAAGAATTCTTCAATAAATGTCACAAAAAAATGGGTATTGACATTCTTTCAGACCGTAATCAAGAAGGAGATTATAAAGGAAAATATATTGTTGGTGCTGGTACAACTATCAGATTTAATGAAAAGGATAAAATAAAATATAATAATACAACAAAAAATTATGGAACTTATAAAATATTAAATGACAAGCCATTGTCAGAATGTCCAGAGGATTTGAAACAATGGTTAAGAGAAAATATTTATATTGACAAAGATGTTGTCAGAACTAAAAAAGAAAAAAATCAAAAAGAAGTTGCAATTTCAAATACTCCAGAATATTTTAAATATAATCTATCAGAAGAAAAAGTTTCAATGATTTGTGAAGCATTATATAAAAAACAACCAAAATATTTCACTGAATATCGTTCAGGTGAAGATTGGTCTTGGTTGGTTTTTACCACTGCAATGAAATCTATTGGACACTATAAAGTTTGGGATATTTATTCAAAGAAATATGCTAATGGAAATTATAACAAAGAAGAAAATAACAAGATTTGGAATGGTATTTCAAAATATAATGAATATAATTGTTTTAATAAAATTCTTCTTGAGATAGATGAAAGAACACTTTTAGACTATGTAAAATATAAACCAGTCTTTGAAGATAATATTGAATATCAAAAAGAAGGGGAATGGAATAAACTCGGAAAACACATTCAACTTCCAAATGTTGATGTTCAAATCAAATCTGGAACTGGTACTGGTAAAACAACAATTGTTAAAGAATATCTTAAAAATAAAAAAAGAAATTTTATTTCAGTTGTTTCAAGAAGATCTTTAGCCTATGAACAATACAAAACATTTATTGAAGCAGGAATTGATTGTGTGTGGTATGAAAATTTTGAAGGTGGAAAAATTCCAGAAAATAAAAATGTTGTAATTCAGATTGACAGTATAATGAAAATATATTCTTATTTGGAAAATATTGACAAATATACAATATTTCTTGATGAATATTCATCTTTAATTGAACATCTAATCACATCACCAACTTTGGCAAAAACTCGTTCGGTTGTTTTCAAAGTCTTTAAGAAACTTCTTAATAAGTCAAACCAAGTGATTTCAGTTGATGCTGATTTAACAAAACACACATTAAAATTTCTTTCATTATGCGGTCGTCCAATAAATGTTTGGAATAATACATTTCAACACAACAAAGGTGTTCCAAGCAAAGAGTGGTTTAATATTGAACAGATGGTTGAAGATATGAAGAAAAAAAACAAATTTATGCTTTGTATGGATAGTAAAACATCAGCACTTGCACTAGCTGAAAAACATTTTCATTGTGAAGCATTAGAACACATTGATGATCAAACTGTTGTCATAAATGGAAAAGAAGTAAATAAATATGAGATGACCGTTTTCAAAGATAGTAAGGGTTTAATTTTAGTTGTATCAGCAGAAAATGATTTTGTACCAAATCTTGATGAATGGGATCGTGTGATTTTTTCACCAAAAATTGTTTATGGTTTGGACAGTATAATGGAAAGAGAAGTTTATTGTATTTATAAAGAACATACTATTTCACCAAAAGCAATGATACAACAAATTGCTAGATGCAGAAATATCATTCAATTAAATTATATGTTCTGTAAAAAGAAATTTGTTAATCCAGCATTTATTGATATTCCAGAAGTTATTAATTCTAATAATCAAAGATTAGAATTTGTTGATTGGATTGAAGTTTGTGATGAAGAAGATGTTAAATTTTACAAACGAATATTGGCAACTATTCAATATAATGAAGATTGTTATAAAACAAATAAGTTTGTTCATTTCAAGAATATGTTAAAAGAAAAAGGTTTTGTAAAAAAAGCAGATGCAGTTTTTCAAACATCTATTTCAGATTTAAGAAAGATGGAAGAAGAACACAGGAAGAAACAGATTGATCAATTTGATAATGCAAAACCAGCTCATCTTGAAAGAAATAATATTCTTAAAATTCCAGAGGATCAAATGAAAACATATTGTCAATTGTTTTTAAATGATACGGCATTTCAACAATATTCAAACATCAGGAAATATTTAATAAACTCTGAAGAAGATATTAATTCAAAACTAGTTGAACAAGAAGATTTCAATGTCAATAAAGTAAAAACATCAAATTATCAAATAGTTCTTATTCAAAAGTTTCTTAAATTTGTTGAAGCCAAAGACAAATTCAATATTCAATCACAAAAGAAATTAACTAAAGAAGAAGGCAACAAATGGTTTGGATTTTTAGAAACAGCTTTCAGATTTAGATTTAAAAAAGATAAACCAGATATGACAACATTTGTTGGAGTTGATACTGTAATATTAAAATCTCTAAAACAATTATTTGGTGGAAACTTTAAATTAAAACAGGAACTCACAGAAGCACAGATAAAAAGCGGAAATACACAAATGACATTTTCAAAAACCAATCTTACATCAACCACAAGAAAAACAATTGATGGAGTAAAGATTTCAATTAGTACATTAAATAAGACTTTCTTTGAAAAGGTTTCAGAAGTAATTACTTTTTCACACGGCGTACAATTCAACTATAAAGATTTTCTTTCATTGGAAATTCCAGACATTGGTTTTGTTGATGATGAATAATTTTCATTTATTTTCCGTTTTATTCATTATATCAATATTATGTCAATACTGATATACTGCATTATTCATTGGTTTTATGCTTGTTTTATTATTTATATTAGTTTTATTCTCATTTAAAGAATAAAAAATATTTTTTATTCTTTAAATAGGCATAAAACCATATAGAGATATAAAACCAGCATAAAACCATATATACCCCCCTATTAGTAAATAGTCAAAATATCAATATATTATCTTTTTGATTTAAAATATTATCTTCTATAATTATAATAATGGAAAATTATCAAAAACTTTTCAATGAGCTTCCTCTGGAACTAGTAAATAAAATATTATTTGAATTCAAAGGAATGAAACATCCTGTCGCAAATTTAATTGAAGAATATTGGATTGACCTTGATAGTCAATATTCTATTTATCTAAATATTAAATTAATCAAAGAAAGAAAATATATTGAGAATGATGATGATATTTTCACAATTATAATGAAAGAAACTTATAAAGAGAGTTGGCAAGATTATCCCAGAATGTTTTTTCCTGTTGAATATGATTTTATTGAAACAATTATTTATGAATATTATGACGAAGAATAGTATTTAAAAAATATCTTATCTTATATTAGTACTATGAAAAGAAGAACAAAGGTTTTTACTACTCAAGAAGAATTGGATGAGCACGAAGCCAAAAAAGAATATCATAGACAATACTATCAAAGAAAGAAAAAAGAAAGTATTCATCAAACAATTTTAAAAAGAGGCAGAAAAGCAAAACCAAGACCACCAGCTTTAAAAATAATAAAACTTGAAACTCCAATTGTTATGAGTTTTGATTAACTTAATATTAATATTATTTTTATTTAAAATCTAATATTATATTAATATAATAATGATTTATTTAATTCCAAAATGTTTTAATAAAAAAAAAGATTTTATTGAAAAATGTTTCAAATATTTAAATTCAATTAATGAACTAAATATTGAATTTAATCCAAAAAAATCTATTTATCCAAGATTAAAAAAAAGTAAAAAAAGAGGAAAGAATGCAGTTATTGAAATTCTTAATATAATTCAACCAAGTTATTTTTCAGATGAGCATCGCTTAATGAATGAATTAATAAATGTTTTAAAATGGAGTTTAAGGAAAATTGAAATAAATGGAATTCAAGTTTTGGCAGTAACAACTTCAAATGCTGATCTATTAAGTGAAAAGTATTTTCCATTAAATGAATGGTCACATATATCAGAAACTGAAACTGATTTATTAAATAATAAAATAAATACAATTAGTCAGGTTATATTTGGAAGTGTTTGTTTGGAGGAGGAGAAGGTTGAAACAGTAAAAATTATTACTTCACATCTTGACAATTATGTTATTAGTACAGAAGAAAAACTTGAAATTATAAAATATATTTTGAACAATTAAAATCTAATTTATTATTATACAATAATGTCAATTGAAACTATTAATAAAAAAATTCCTTCTAATAATGGAAAAGCAGAGATCATTCTAGCAAATCATTCTTCTGTATGGGCAGATAGTGTTCCAGCACCAATTATTGATGCCAATCAAAGAGACGGTTGGTATTATACAAATACATCAGCAACAAATAAAGCAAATATATATTTTTTTGATGGAACACAAGAAAACCTTTTATTAAGAGATATAAATTCAATTTGGGCAAGAATAGCAATTGATAGTTACACACACTACAATGTTCTTCCATTCTTTATTGTTTATACAAAACCAACTGGAGTTGGAGATGCTGGTACATTCTATCATTCCAGATTGACTTACACAATGGATGCTAATGTTGATATTGGCATCGGTGAAGAAGTAATTATTCACACACATTTCACACCAAACCTTTCTTATGATAATAGAAACATTGTTGTTGCAAATTTAACAACATCTGGTGATGGTCTAGGAAGTGAAGAAGTTCTTTATATTACAATTCACACTGACAGTGGAGCAAATGCAGGTGCTGTTAAAATGCTTTTTCAAAATCTTGGATTTAGTTCCAAACAAGGACACACAAGAAATCTTCATTTGAAAGGATTTCAAGAAGCTCAATATCCAACTGATCCTACAACTGGAATATTATTCACAACTGAAAGTAACAGAAAAATTGAAGTAAATGAAAGTATAACTTTAATTAATGGACAATATACTTTTTCAACTTCAGTACAAAATATTCATCCTTCAAAAGGTGATGTAACGATATTTGGAAATTCTAACACACAGAACACAGACATTGAAGTTCAATATTCTTCAGATGATACAACTTGGTATTTTGCCAGTAATCATTATGTAAATTTTCACGGTGGTTCAAATGGAGATTTTGCTATGGATTTCAAAACATCTGCCAAATATATCAGGGTTACTCAATTTAATAATCACGGTTCTAATCGTCAATTAAATATTAATATTGTTGTAAATTAAAATCTCTTATATATAATAATGAACTTAACGGAATTAAGAAAATTAACATCTAAGTTAAACAAAGACGATAAAATAAAAGGTGTCTGGAAAATGAAGAAACCACAATTAACTTCTGAATTATTAAAAGTAAAATATGCCATTGACGAAGAAAAGAAAAGACTAGTTCCAACTGTCGCAATGAAAAGAAAGAAAATCATCAAATTATAATATAATGTTTATAACAGGACACATTTGGCAATTATCTTTAATAATAATAAAGCCAAATGTGTCCAGATAAAATGATGATTACGAATAATTATTTAGTTTTATTTTAGTTTTTTTATTTAAGATTAAAATATATACTTATATTAATATAATGACTTTTATTGAAACTATTAAAAAAGAAATCAATGAGAAAAGAAAATTAAGACCATCTTCTCTCAATGCTTATGCTTCTAATATGAATAAGTTACATAAATTAATGTTTGACAAAGAAATCACTGGATTGGATTTTTTGAAAGACAAAAAGAAAGTAATGAAAACAATTGAAGAAAAAAAACTTTCAACTAGAAAGACATATTTGGCGGCAATTGTTGTGACATTAATGGCATTTGATAAAGATGAAGATCTAATTAAATATTACAGAGATGAAATGGAAGACTTAGCAAAACAATTCAATGCAAATATGGAAGAACAAAAGAAATCAGAAACACAAGATAAGAATTGGGTTAGTTTAGCAGCATTAAGAAAAGTAATGAGAAAATATAGAAATGAATTAAATGAAAAAGAAATATTCAAAAAAGATGCCGATGATTTAACAAATAAAGAATTTGATTTATTGCAAAAATGGATTGTTGCGTCATTGTACATTCTAGATGAAAATCCCCCATTAAGAAATGATTATATAATGGAAACTATTTCTAATAAAGATTATGAGAAATTATCAGAAGAAGAAAAAAGAGAAAAGAATTATTTAGTAATCAAATCAAGAAATAATAAAATGTTCAGTCTTGGAGAATATAAGACATCAGGAAAATATGGAACAAAAACAATTCCAGTTGGAAAGAAGTTGAATTCAGCTTTAAATATTTGGTTAAAGTTCAATAAAACTGGACATCTTCTTTTGAATTCTAAAAGAGAACCAATGACAGCAAATGGACTTACAAAATATCTTCAAAAAACATTTGCGCCAACTGGAAAGAATATTTCATCTTCAATGATCAGGCATATTTTTATAAGTGACAAATTTCCAGCACAGAATAAAGAAAAAGAAGAAGTAGCTGAAAAAATGGCACATTCAGTAAATCAACAAACACTCTATTCTAAAAAAGATTAATTAAATTAATTTATTAAAAATTAATATCTAATTAATATTATATAATTAATAATGGCAAATTCTTGGATTGAATTCGTGAAAAGTTATGCTTCTAAAAACAAAATGAAGTACAATGAAGCTCTAAAAGACCCTAAACTTAAAGCAGCTTATAACAAATCAAAAGGAACTTCTAAAGGAAAAAAAGGAGCAGTGAAAACAACTGGTAAAGGAAAAGATGTTGAATTAGATGATAGTACAAAAAAAGGCAGTATGAGAAAGACGGCAAGGAAAGCATTTAAAGGTCGTAATAAGAAAGAAAGTGTTCCAAAATAATTTATTTTAATTTAAATTTATTATAATAAAATAAATATCTTCTATTATAATAATAAAATGTCGCAAGGTTTAGCACAATACGAACAAACAATTGCTGGATATGGAAATTCTATTGACAGCATAAAAGCATTTACTTCAAATTATGATACAGAGTTTTTTAGAGATTGGACAGAAAAACACAATTTAAGTATGGAAAAATTGAAAGCAGCATCAGATGTGTCTGGTGGAATTGGTGGAGCATATCTTGCTGGAAAATTAGGAATTCAATCTTTTAGAAAAAGACAAGCAGCAAAAAAGAAAAAGAATGATGGAGATGAAGATGGTGATGAAGAAGCAGATGAAGAAGAACCAGAAGGGTTTGGTGGTGCTGAAGAAGCTGATGAAGAAGAAGAATTTGCTGGTTTTGGTGATGATGCCGATGCCGCAGCAGAAACTGGTCAAGCAGCAGCAGCAGCACCAGAAGCAGAAGAAGAATTTGCTGGTTTTGGAGATGATGCTGATGCTGCTGCTGAAACTGGTCAAGCAGCAGCAGATGCAGGTGATGCTGGGTTGGTTGCTCCAGAAATTGGTGCTCCATTAGGAGATACGGCAGCAGTGGAACTTTCAACAGCAGCACCAGAAGCAAGTGCTGGAGCACAAGCACAGGCAGCATTTAATGCTTCAGATGGTAATTTGACAACTCAATTTGAACAAGCACCTATTGGTGGATCTGCTGATGCTGCTAGGTTAGAAAATGTTACAGGAGATGGAGCAGAAGTATCAGATGTTCCAGCAACCACAGCAACCACAGCAACAACAGATGCCGCAACAACAGCAACAACAGATGCCGCAACTACAGCAACAACAGCAACAACAGATGCCGCAACTACAATCACTACTGGAGGCACAGATGCTGCAATCACTGCTGGAACAGATGCCGCTGCTTCTGCCCTTACTGACACAGCACTCACAGTTGCCGCAGGTGCTGCGGAGGCAGTTCCATTTTTAGGTATATTTGCTTCAATTGGTATAGGACTTTATGAATTGTTTCATCATCCACACAAAGCACCATCAGCTCCACCAGTTGCCACAGCATCCAGTAAAGGTGAAATGGTACTTCCTTCATTTGATAGTGTAACAGATACTCCAGCAAGTTCTTCTGCTTTTTAATTTAAATTTCATTTAATTTTTTACTATTTTTATTATAAGACATTATGATTATATAATAAACATTATATTTTAATAATTAATTTTTAATTTAAATAATTAATATAAAAATAAAATCTAATCAATATTATATATACGATGTTTAAAGCAAATGAGAATTCAATGTTTGTTCCAACAAAAACTATTTCTATTAAACCAGAAGCACAAATTGATTATAATCCAAGTAATCAGAACAATATCCGATGGTTAATTCCTCAACATATAGGATTTTTTGATCCTAGACAAACTCAATTAAAATATAAATTGACAATGTCTGGTCGTGGTTATGCCAAACCTGATAGTCGTGCTGGATGTCATTCTTTACTTCGTGATTTGCGAATTATGGATGGTACTGGTACAACTGAATTAGAAAGTATTCAAGATTACAATGTTTTAACTGCTCAATGGTGGGGTTATACACAGAATGAAAGTATAGCACATAAACGAGATTTATTTGAAGCTAGGTCTGCCAATCAGAATGTTGATAATCAACTTCTTTATGGATCACCTCCTGTTTGGACTGGTGGTGCTGCTGTTGCCACAACTTCACGAACTGAAAAAACAATTGAAGTTGCGCAACCAATTTATTCTGGTATTCTAGGCGGCGACCGTGTGTTCCCAGTTGTCGCTACTCAAGGTTTAAGAGTTCAGATGACTTTAGATAATTTAAACCGTTCTCTTCAAAATCCATCCACTGAAGGGATTGTTGATGCTTCAATTACTACTGATACAAGTTTTAATGATATGGAAACCAAAACTCCAGTTCTTGGAGCAACAGGTGGCACTGCTGATGCTAGAAATGAAAAGACTGCTCCAGCAGATACTTTCACAGTCGCAATCAAAAAACCATCTGATAGTTCCAATGGTCGTGGAGTAAATAATAGCGCTCTTCCATTTAATAACAATCCATTTGATATTGGTGATATGCTTTATATTGCCCAAGCAGATCGTTCTAATGAAACAGAACTTGGTGTCATAACTGCTTTTGGTGTTGATGGTGACAATGATTTAAATATCACATATAATCCAAATCGTGCCAATGGTGTTGTCATTGGTGTTGGCGGAACACCAACTGATTATATTGCAGCATCTCGTATTTATATTAAACAGAATGATCGGGTCAATGGTGTTATTACAACCAATACTTCACCAGCAGCTGTTACGGCTTCAGTTGCCACAAAAATCTCTTATTCTATTCAAGACATTGAGATGTTAATGTTACAGGTACAACCACCGCCACAATATATTCAAGGAATGATGAAACAAGTTTCTTCTGATAAAGGACTTTCTATGGACTATAGAACTTGGACTTTATACAGATTTAATTTATCAACAACTAATGGTTTAACAAATCAACTTATCCCAGCAGTCCAAACTCGTGCTTATTCTATCTTGTCAATTCCTTTAGGAATTACTGAACAAAATAATATTAATAAAGATAGTTTTAAAGGATTAACTGATGGATGTCAAAACTATCAATATGTTTATGGTGGTTCTTTAATTCCAGATAGACCAATCAATCTTGTAAGATACACACAAACTCCTGAACGAACTGATGCTCTTCATATTGTTGAACTTGAGAAGAGTTTAGTCAATGCTGGTTATGGTGTAAGAAATCTTTTAAGAGTTCCAAATCGTTTCTTGTTAGGTCGTGCCTTTTCCAAATATGGTCAAGTAATGAACCTTGCTCCACAAGATCTTTCACTTCGTGTTGAATATGAAGGAGCAAGTCAAGAGAAACTATATGAACACTTTGTCCAGTCATTAAGACGAGTTAATATTTCATCAAAAGGTGTTATGGTTATGTGATGACAACTTTTAACAAAATAATATAATTTTTATTAGCAGGACACATTTGGCATTTTAATATATAGAAATAATTGCCAAATGTGTCCATTTTATTTTTTCATTTTTAAAAACATTTAATAATTTATTTAATTTAAATTAATTATTAAAAAAAAAATATCTTTATTAATAATAAAGATGAATATCGTTAATATTGAAAAAGTTGAAATTCTCCCCCTCAATCCACCAGCAAATAATGCTTATAGTTTTAAGGAAGGTTTTCCTATAATGCAATTTTTAATTCCAAATCAACCAAAACTTCTTTCAGGTTCTTCAATGAGATTAAATGGCGTTTTACGAGTTAATCAATCCACATCCACAGAAGCAACTCCAGTTCTTGCTGATAATGCTAATAATAAAGCAGGCGGTGCCGCCAATATTGCCTTATCAAATAGAATTGGTGTTTCAAGTGCCATTGATCAAATAACCTTGTCTTCAATGACCAATCAGACTTTAGAAGTGGTTAGATCATATGGTCGTTATTTAGCTTCTGCTCAATCTGTCACACATAGCCAAGAAGATTTGGACACCAATGTCCAAGTTGAAAGTCTTACTGCTTCACGAAGTATGAATGGAGCATTAATGGTCAATCAAGATGTTTCTTTCAGTGTTCCATTAAGAACTGGTTTATTAAGTGGTGCTTCAGAAATTCCAATTGGAACTAATGGCATTCGTGGAATGATTGTTCAGTTACAATTAGCACCAGACAGTCAAGTTCTCGGTGGTTGGGTTGATAATGCTGGAGCAGATCAGAACAATGCGGCGGCTGGTACTGGTGCTTTCTATCAGTTAAGAGATGTTTCTTTGTCTTACAATCTTTTAGTTCCAGATGAACAAGGAACACAACAAATGTCAAATCCATCCACAGGTTCTCTTCAGTACAATGCTATTAGTCATTTATATTCAGTTGTCAATTCTTCTGATGCTACTCAAAATTATAATCTAGGAACAGCAAAAACTCTCAGTGTTTTCCACAATTTCCTTCCAACTACTCACTTAAACAATTATGGGCAGGATGGTTTTGCAACTCCAAAACTTCAAAATTCAACTGCTGGTGTTTATAATCAGGATGCTGAAATTCAAAGAGTTTCTTTCCTCAAGGGTGGTGTCAATTTTCCTCTTGAAAATGAAATTGATGTTTCAACTCCAGCTTTAAATGACAGACCACTTTCTGAACTTGAAATTAATTTTATTAATAGTATTAAATCTTATCAGAATATGAACCACAGTTTGATGTCACTCAATACACAAAATCAACTTCCAACAAATGTCAATCCATTAGATGGTAATGATGTTTCTAAATTCACACAAGTTGAGAATAAAGATGTTTTTGGAATTGGTGTTGCAGAAGATCCATATCGTGTTGGTGTTGATTTCAAAAATACTAATTATGGGTTAAGGGTTGTTAGCAACTTAAACGGTTCAAGTCCAAACAGTGTTTTCACATACGTATTAGCACAAAATCAATTAATGTATAGTCCTCAAGGAATTTCTGTTGTTTCGTAAATGGACAGTTTTGGCATTTTTATCATTAAGAATAATTGCCAAATGTGTCCATATAAAATATTTAATTTTTTTCATTTTTAAAAACATTTAATAATTTATTTAATTTAAATTAATTATTAAAAAAAAAATATCTTTATTAATAATAAAGATGAGTAAATCGCAACTTCCAGATGTCCTTAATGTCAAACAATTAAATGC